CAAAAGTATATTTACCAATTCAAGGAACAATAGCAGACTCCAATGGTGTTGGTTGGAATGAGGAAACTATGAATCCTCTCCAAATAGCAGGGGCAGCTATTGCGACAGATACAATCGGTGGTGGTCTTGGTGCTGGATTCCAATCTGTAATTGATATGCTTGGAAAAGTAAAAAATAATAATTCAGATATAAAGACAGCAATTACTGCAATAGCAACTGAATCCGCTATTGGTGCAAATATCTTGCCCAGATTAGAAAGAGCAATATTTAATCCAAATACAGAATTATTATTCCAAGGACCACAATTAAGAGGTTTTAATTTTACCTTCAAATTAACTCCGAGAAGTGCTCCAGAATCTGCAAGAATAAAAGAAATTATAAAATTCTTTAAAAAAAATATGGCAGCAAAGGCTACAGGAAATGAACTCTACTTAAAAGCACCAAATGTTTTTAGTATTAAATATAAACATAAGGGAGCAGAGCATAGTGGTATTAGTTTAATTAATGATTGTGCTCTACAATCATTTAGCGTTGACTACACTCCTGATGGGTCATACATGGCATATGCCGATGGTGGCATGTTTTCATACACAATATCAATGCAATTTATGGAACTGCTGCCAATTTACTTCGATGATTATGATAAGACAAATCATCCAATAGGATACTAATAAAATGGCAAATTACTTTACCAATATTCCGTACATCGCTTACATCTCTAGAGAATCAGAACAAAACTCTATTGGTGATTATACTGTTGTAAAAAATCTCTTTAAAAGAGCAAAAATAAGAGATGATATTTTTCAAAATGTAAGTTACTTTAACAGATATCAAATTACTGGTAATGAAAGACCCGACCAAGTTGCTAATGAGATCTATAATGATCCAGATTTAGATTGGGTCGTATTATTATCCAATAACATTCAAAATGTTTATAACGAGTGGCCAAAATCTCAAGTTGCATTTGACCAATACTTACTAGAAAAATATGGTTCTTATGAGGAGATTTATAGTGTCCATCACTATGAAACCACAAAAGCATATACTGAAGATGGTTTTGTAATTGTAGATGAAGGAATAGAAGTAAATGAAGGATTTTATAATGCCCCAGAATACGAAATTGAATTGGATAAAAGTCTTCTGTTACCAACAGAAATTCCAGGAGACTTTGCACAGGGAACAGCATCATTTAATTCAGTAACTGGCGAGATAACAAAATTATTCATTACTGGTCCAGGATCTGGGTATACTTCATTTGCAGAAGTAACCATTGAAGACCCCCCAGCACCAAGAAAAGGAGTATTATCAATTGCACTGAATACTCCTCCAGATGATAGGGAAGTCGGTGCAATAACTATTGTGGATGCGGGAACTGGTTATACATTCCAACCTATTGTAACTTTTAGTGACCCCCCACCAACAGTTCCCCCAACTCTTGAAGCGGTTATTGGAGTTGGAGGCACAATAGAAAGTGTCACTATTGTTGATCCTGGAGATGGTTATACATTTACTCCTACAGTAACATTTCCACCACCACCCAATATTATTGAAAGTGCTGTATTTGTAAGTGATTCTCCATTTACTGTTGGTGGAGGATTTGAAGGATGGTATTTGGACCCACAAGGATTGTATCTCTATACATGCCATGGAGCAAGTTCATATACTCTTGGAACAATTGAGTATTATGAATTAACCTCCCCCCACAACATGTCTACTGGTTCATATGTAACTACATTAAATCTAAACTTTGGTGGATTAACATTCCAATATGCAACAGGTGTAGAGTTTAAACCAGATGGAACTAGAATGTATGTAAGTGGTCTTACAAATTCTGGTAATAAACTAGCACAATATGATCTATCAACACCATGGGATATTACAACAGCAACTATAGCGGGATCTGTAAGTATGCCACCAATGGCTGGTGTGAGAATTCAAGATACAGGAGAACATATCTTCATTTTAGACACAGATGATCCTGATACTATAAAAAAATATCAATTGATTAGCAACTGGGACATAACAACAATGTTCCCAATACCAGTTCAAATAGCAAATGTGTCCGTAATCTGTCAACCACCAGAGTCATCTGTTCGTGGTTTCTCCTTTAAAGATGATGGAACAAAAATGTACATAACAGGTACAGATAACAATTCTCTATTTGTTATTACACTGACAACTGGATGGGACCTTAGTGCATTAACACTACTGGGTGTACTGAATGTACAAACTGATAGTGGTGACTCAGTTCCATTAGATACTTTTACCAATTTCTTTGAGACAAAATTCTTTATTGGTGGATCTAACAATAGAAAAATTTATACATACGATACTGATATTACTGCAGAAGCGACAGCAACTGTAGGTATTGGATCATTGGCAGAAACAATCGTCAATATTACGATAACAAAACCTGGAGCAGGATACACTACAAATCCTCTACCAACAGTAATAATTCAACCTCCAATTCCACATAGAACTGCACAAGGTTATGTAACTATTGTGAACGGTTCTGTAGATCAGGTTGTTATGCAGGATCGTGGATATAATTATAGAACTCCCCCCATTGCTATTATTGAAGATCCTCTTCCCCCAATTACTGCCACTGCAAATGTAAAAACGGAGAATGGAGAAGTAAAAGAATTACAACTCACCAATCCAGGTAGAGGTTATAATTCAATTCCTCAACTATTCTTCAGCAAACCAGGACCACTCTATACACCACAAGTAGATGAAGTCTATGAGAGGAATGGTCAGGAATGGAAATTTGACGGATATAATTGGAGAAAACGTTTAACCTTTGGAACAATTTACTATGATAATGAGAGGGGTGACCTTATAGAAATTCCTGGTCAACTAGCAGCAAGACCAATTACAAATTATGAATATGAAGATAGAATTGAAGCAAAGAAAAGGCAGATTTATATCCTAAAACCAGAATATCTTGGTCTGTTATTTAATGATCTTGAAGATATTATGCCATACAAAAAAGGATCCAATCAATATGTGAGTGGATCCCTTAAGAAGGCAGATAATCCTAGGTTATATAATTAACCACGGAATAAGTTAATATATGCTGCTATAACCAATAAGGTTAAGCAGATTTGATTATAGTTCAACTTTCTGCAAGGCGCTGGAAGTAAGACAGAGCATCATCGTCATCGTCACCACCACCAGAACTAGAGGAACTGAGATTATTCAGTTGCTCACTGATGTCATCTGGCAATTCAGATTTTTGAGCAGAAGGTCGTGAACCAAAATCGGGACTAAAGGAACCACGGGTGTTCTCTTCAAATGCAACTTCCTCATCAATGTTTTGCATACGGGGAGTTCCCTTTTTACCCAGAACATAGTCAAGACGAGTTTGAAGTTCTTCATACGTCTTAAATTGATCTGCGGCGACAAGTTGTTGCAGAGAATGTTCCTTCTTCCAAAGTGATTCCAGCATGTCGTCATCACTCAGAAGAGGTCCAGGAGTGTCAAACTCAGACTTATCGTAATTCCAATAACCATCAACCTTACGGATCTTCAGTTTGAAGTTTGCACCCTGCCAGAAGTCGAAGGGGTTGATGGGTTCTTCATCTTCAAACTCAGGTTGCATTGCTGCCATGATCTTATCAAAGATCTTCTTACCATATTTGAAGAGGAATACTTGACCTTCGTTAGCAGGATTAGCGGGATCCTTCACAACATAGATGTTGGAGTAGAAGGACAGTTTGCGCTTTTGCTTGCGAACGGTTTCCTTATCTTTGTCATTTCCACTGTTCCAGAGTTCACGGTTGTGCTCGGACACAGGATCTTTCTGACCAATAGTAGTCAGAGAGTTTTCAATATACCATCCACCAGGACCTTGGAATCCATGGGAATACATTTTTACCCAAGGAAGGTCTTCACCGTCAGGAGCAGGCAGGAATCGAACAACTGCATAACCATTGCCAGTTTTATCCATTTCGGGTTTCCAGAGACGATCATCACCGCCACTAGAACTGGTGTTCATCTTCTCAACTTCCTTGACAAGTTTTTGGGTCAAAGAACCCAGAGAAGATTGCTTTTTAAGATTTGCGAAAGACATTAGATTACCTCGTATTTGTTTGTATTCGGCTTGTGTGTACCCTTTGGGGCACTTGCGGCGAGTACGTACCTATTATAGTGCAAGTGCCCGTGATCGTCAAGTCTCTTTTTCTTCAACCTGCTCCTTCATGTGCTCAATCAACTTTTCCATATTGCTGAAAATCACATTCATATCGACATTTGGTGGCATACCAAGCATTGATGCCGAACGAACAATATTCTCCTTCATCCTTTTTGCCTCAGGATCATCAGAGAGGCACAATCTGGTATATAAGACTTTTTGCTTATCAAGCAGATTTTTTATCAAATCTACATGTTCTAATTTATCTTGCTTATCCATCTGATAAAAACTAAACATGTTTTTATACAGTTTTTCTTGGAGTTCGTTAATATGAACAATTTCTGCTCTAACCACCTCTGAATCAAAAAACGTCATAAAACGCACTCCTTGACAATCTTGCGATACTTAAATATATCAATATTTAGGAAGGAATCATACTTTTTCATACTTTTGGACACAACCTCCCAAACTGGATCCTTAAGTTTCTTATCAAAATTGTTCCCGAACAGGAATATTCTATTGTATATCACTAGGGTTTCCATACTAATTTTACCGATCAGGAACTTTTTTAAAAGTGGAGGATGACCAGAACTACAGTCAAAAACCTCCTCTAATCCATATTCACTAAAAATATCACAAGTCTCCTGCTTAAAATTATAAGCAAGAGACTCATTTCTTCTTTTCCAAGAATTGTAAATTCCTTCACCTTCTCTGATCAAGTGACCAATCCACAAAGAATTAGCATCCCCAGATGCCACAAAGTTTGATACAAAGAAGTCAACAATCTCTTTGTCATTCTTTTGTCTACTCATCTTCTCAAACCAGTACCTGTCTTTTCTTTTATAAAAAGACTGCAAAGAAGCACGAGTTTTACCACAATACTTATGGTAGTCATATTTATCTTTTGTGAAGTGATTCTTCAGTCCAAGATAAGTTTTATATACGTCAAAGGGAGTCATTTTTACAAAAAGGGTATTCACTAAATTTTCCCCGCGATAAATTTTCCGACTTTTTCTGAATTAAAAAACCAATTTTGCTCTGGAAGTTCTCTTGAGGAAGTTCAACTCCATTGCCTCGTACTTTATCTTCTCCTTTAAAGGCTTAGATATAAGTTTGGGAACTGATTCTAGATCAATACTATTACGCTCACAAAAAAATATGATAGCATCAATATAATTCATGTCGGAATTATCCCTAACTAAAACCTCAATTTCTTGGGCAAATTTAGTAGGGCAGAAGAACTTTTTTTCTAATACTTTTTCAAATTCGTTGTCGATCTTACTGGGC